CTACCACCGAAGGGTGGCATGTGCGCCACCTGCTCAATGGCAAACAGGAGTTTGGATATCTTTTTGTCCACCACACCCTCCGTGATGGGTGCTTTGTCACGCAGAATGGGGGAAAAGCGGTCGCACCCCCTCTACCGGTCCCGCTTGCCAAGGGCGTTATAATCGTCCCCGATATTGTGTTTTTCGGTGCTACCACTATGGCGCTGGCACGGGGTGCCTACTTGGTTGTTAAGTCATACGATAAGAAGCTCGCTACATCCTTCGTAACCACATGGGATGGTAAGACTCGTGATCAGCTCGCCGTGACTGGGGTCACGGTTGACACTGCGTCCACTATCAACCATATTATGCACAATTGCAACACGACCAACGGTAGCTGCGGCAGCGCCCTCGTCCAAATGGGCTCCGCCCCCTTTTTGGTGTCTTTGCACACTCACACCAACGGGAGCCTTTCGCTGTGCCCCAATGGTGGGCCCGTGCTTGTGGGGTATGCTAAGGAGGGCGCTAAGGGTAAATATAACGCCGTCACCTTCCAGGCCGCCGTCAAGACTCTTATGCGAGACTCGCGCAATGTTGCGCATTGGGTCAACGTGCCCGCCGATAATGCACACGCTTATGTTGTTGCTCGAACGCACAATGGTATAACTTTGGCACGCAATAAGGCGGCGGTTTCTACGTTCTGCGGACGTGTGCCACCCTCGGTTCTTGTGGGGTATCCTGTCCCTACTGGTGCAGGGGCGCTTTTTAAGGCACCGTTGGCGCACATTGATGCCATTAAGAAACGGTGTGCCAAGCTCTTGGCTCCTCCTAATTTTGCGTTCCGCAGCGCTCCCGGCTTTCAGGACTCCCTGCGTGCCGTTTTGTCGTGGCTTAAGCCTATATGGTCCAACCTTAGGGCGCTTAGCAACGAGGAGGTTATCAACAATATGGTCGTGGACACTGCGTGTGGCGTGGTGTGGCGAAAACTTGGCTTTAAAGATAAGGAGGAGGTGCTATCTGCACCCTTTTTCCAAGAGCTCCTCCTTAATCTACAGGACTACACCCCGTATTTCTCATTGGGTCCCAAGCTGGATGAGTTACTTCCCTCGGACGGACCTGCTCAGGTGACCGGTGACAAGCTTCGACTTATCGCAATCGCGCCCACGGAACACGTATACCTGACACGGATGTTCTTTGATCCCCAGAACAAAGCCATCAAAGGAGCGTCCCCAAGCGCATATGGTGCTTGTTTCTTTGAAGGTGGTTTTGCGCGGATGGTGTCCTCCCTTCAGGCTATCGGGGGGTGGTTCTGTGAGTGGGACGTGAGTGGTTTTGACACGCGGTTTCCTCTTATGCGGGAGGTTGCCGGATTACGGCGCCAATTTCTTGGTACGTGTAGACCCCCATTGTCTCCGCTGCAGCTAGCCCAAGCCGATTGGTGTTTGGAGCACTGCATCACTTCGCATGTCGTCTTTCCCGATGGTACTGTTATTGTCTTGGATTATGGTAACCGAAGCGGTACCTCAAACACCACCGTCGACAATATCGTTGGGCATTCCATTGCCCTAAGCATGTTGCTCGGTGCACTTACGGGGGATTACGGCTTGACTGGTCCTGATCGGCTATTTTTCATCTACGGCGATGACATTCTTGGTGCACTTCGCACCGACCATACCCAGGAGGCTATCATCTCCACCGCCAAGCATATTTTTTCCCTCTTTGGGTGGGAGTTGTCGCCCGTGTTTGTTGAGAGCGTGCTGGCTGGCCGCTCCTTCTTGGGTGCGCGCGCCACTCAAATATCTTATGGTAACACCCTTTGTTGGGTGCCGCTTTATGATGACGAGAAGATTCTCACTTCCGCCGTTGCTGGGCCCGTATTGCCGGATGATGCTTACGCCTGCAAGTTGGTTAGCCTCATGCTTCTCAGTGCACCCAGTGAGCTTGCTTTTCGTTGGGTGGAGCGTCTTTTTGATGCCCACATTCAGGAGTGCTTTGTTTCTGGCAATCCCACGCTTGTTAGTCTGTATCGGCAGCGCGATCAATTTACGCGTGAGTCCTTTCTGCGCTTTATAACAGGTTTTGAGGCCACCGGTGACCCCTTTTGGGGTGAGGATTTAAAAAACTTGATTTATATGAATGTCCAAAAGACGCGCACAAATCAAACAGCACGCCACCAAGCGCTTGCCAAAGGACACTCCGTCCTCGCCGCCCTCCAAGCGGCCAACCCCCCGAAACCCCAAGGAGTTAGAGGCCCTGGTGCACAGGGTGATAGCAATGTTGTCAAAAGACAACACCCCAGCCCCCCGGGTGGCACAAGCAGACAGCTTCCTAGATTGGCTCCTGGACAACATCCCCAAGGGGGTGAACTGGCTCCTAGAGCACGTGGGCCCCATGATACCGGCAGCCTTAGCGCTCCTGTGAGGCACCACCTAACCCAAAACAAGATGTGGGTGGCTAGAGAACCTACTGTTTTCAAGGTGGGGGAGCATGCTTTTGTTGTTCACAGGGGACTCACTGCTTCCATGTTTAAGCACAATGTGGGTCTTGCTTTTAAAAACCCCCCTAGTGCCTCACCCGATAAGGAGATTAGTGCTCCGGTCAGCGAGGGCTATCAATGGCATGGAGCACACGTTTTTGAACACGACAGCATAAAACATGGGGAGCATTCGGTCACCATTAGTGGGTGCACATATGTCACTGATGCCCACGTTGACTTATCGTTTGTCCAGCCCGGCTTGAATCGCGGGGCCACTCTCTTGGTGAACCCACAGTTCTTCGGCGGTCGTCTTGCAGCGTTGGCCCAGCAATTTCAATACTTCAAGTTTACGCGTCTGATAGTGCGGTACATCCCCATGGTCCCCACCACCAGTGCTGGGGCTTGGATTATGTTTTATGTTGCCAACAATAGCGTTACTGCTGCCTTTAGTGGGTCTGCAGAGTTGGCAATTGCGTCTACATACAATTCGTTCCTATCCAACCCCGTTTGGGGGCGGGGTGACTTGGAGGCCGATATGTCGGAGTCCCTCCCTATGTACTCGTGTGTACCCGGCGACGTCGAGGAAAACACCGTGCAGGGCATTATTGGCACCGGGGTTTCTGGAATTGGTGTTCCTGGTGGCTCGGAGCCAGCCTTCGTTGGTGGGCAGCTTTTCGTCCAGTATGTGTGTGAGTTCTTCAAACCCCGTATCTCGCGCCAAATGAATTCTTTCCTGGAGACAGCATGTTACCTCACTATTGGTACGGGTTTTACTTGCACGCCCGGTCAGGCTGTCGTTCTGAGTATAGAGGCGCCCCATAGTGCTGCAAGCACTGTGACCTGTGTCTCAGCCCCGGCTTACCCCATCTTTGGTGTGCTTGAGGTCACCAGTTGGAACGTTGTCAACGCCACTCAAGAGTGGTTCGATGGTGTTTCCAACACACGTTACGACGTGGCACCGGGCGTTAGTTACTTCGTCCGTAGCTACCTTATGTCCGGCACCGCTTACATGGTGCTCTATCCAAGTGCGGCAGGGGCTGAACAGGCCACGTTCACTCCTGGCACCGGAGGGTTCTCCGGGGCATTGACGCACTATAACACGGCGACCGCGGCCGCAACTTATACCGCAGCCGCGTGCACGTTACGTTATTTTGAAACTGACACCGAGTGATCTCGGTGAGCGGGGTCGTTCCCGCATTGGCCCTTTTGGCCCCTGGCATTGGTTGTTTTTGGCCGCTCCTTAGGGAGACGACCTATTTTTCTACCGCTGCCTTGTATTAAGTAAAAAGTGGTCAGTAA